AGTATTCCTAAATCCTTGTCCCAATTATCCCAAATTTTGCCCTGATTTCAATAAAGTTCTATATTCTATTGTTTCTATACGACTTTTCTCATTTTGGGGCAAAATTTGGGACATTTGGGACTTCACTTTTATAGCACCATTTCTCCACTTTGTTAGTTCTATCTTAATATTTCTTTGTTTTTTTTAGAAAAAAATAAAAAAAATAGATAATAGATCACAAGTATTATAATAATATTCAATCAAACTTGCCAAGTTGGATTTTTTTAACACGCTTAAAAAATCTAATAAAAATGAAGAACCATTGGCTGACCCTTAGTAACATATATATTAACTAAGAATAATATATAATATAACAATAAGTTTATACATGATCTTCAATTTTAAAATCCATGTAATCATAATATAGAAAAATATTATTTAAACAGAATATTATTTAAATAATAATGGAAACTAAAATATTTACTGAATCAAATATTAATAATGCATTACTAGACAACCAATTAAATCTAATGCTTAATTATATACAACAGCGTAAGGAATACAAGCGCCAAAAATTATATCAAAGTAAATTGAGAACTGGGTGGATTAAACCAAAAGTTTAAGGTAGGGGTACGAGAAAATTATTAACCAAAAATTTAAGGTAGGGATATGAGATAATATTTAATAATTATTATAAAAATCAAATACTTAATATTGATTTATTTATATTTAAAGAAAATTTTATTAAATATAATAATGTTTTGTGAACCCCCTATAAAAATTGATACATCATTTTTAAATCAAATTGATGTTGACATATTAAATTCTCAATATCAATTATTAAAACATAGGTTGAATAGTTACAAATTGTTCTATATTTTAAACTATAATTATTTAGACGATACACAAAAGCAAGAACTATTAAATAAAATTAATATATTAGAAAAAATTAATAGTAAATAAATATATTTTATTATTATACATATATAATGCCAAATAAATGGGTAGAGTTTGTTAAACGATGGAGTAAAGACCATGGATTAAGTTATATGTGCAGTATAGGAAATCCAAAACTCAAATCAGATTATCAAAAATTTAAATCAACTGGAGAAGAGTATGAATTTTATATAACACCAGCTCAAAAAAAGAAGCGTCCCACAAAACAATCAAGAGAGCGTTCAAGCATGGATTCAGAAGATGCTAATGTATTAATGCGTAAAAGAAATATTAGTACAAAGCAGTTAGAACAAGGAAGAGCAAATTTAAATAATTTTAAAAATTTGCAAGAACTTGTAATAGAAGATGTAGTAGAACCTGAATTTAAATTAACAAAAAAAGAAGAAATAAAATTATTAGTTGATGAGATGCATCAATACCAAGATGAATTAATTGTTGTTAGTGATAGAGAAGAAGCAATATTAAAAAAAATAGATGCTTCAAAAAACCCATCTCCTATAATAATAAAACAAGCAACTAATTTGCGCAAAAAAAAGAATAGTTTATCTCAAATGATTGAGGATTTATCTGTTGAAATTGAAGAGATAAAAAGACGCTAAGAGGCTACTCTGAGAACTTTATTTATATATTGGACTTATTACGAACATCCGACAAACTTTGATTAACTCTATGTTGCTGTAATTTTCAAATTGTTGTAAGTTTGGTATTTTCAATAGATCTAATTTATCTCGAATACTTTTAATAGTTTGCTCTTTATCTAACTTCATATATATATAATTTTATTTTAAATAATATATATATTAACGAGTACACTTAAAAATCGGCAGGATCTAAATATCGTAAAAATCCACTTCTAAATTTCTTATCATCAGCACCAGATTCAAGATCGACGATTAAGGGTTGAAATTTCTCTCTAGTTGCTTCTTTATATATTGCTAATAATGTTTCCTTATCTACTCCTAAACCGAATTCAGATAAAATCATTTTTAATTCACGATTTCCGGATAATTTTAGTATAATCATATAATTACAATTTGCTCTTATAACTTTTGGACACACATAGAAATTTTGGCATAAATACATTAAACTTACATTAAGTTTTCTACAACGAATAGCATAGTTACAAATTTTAGACTGGTCTTTCTCATTTTGCAAGTCATCAAGCACAACTAAATGAGATAAAGATTTATCAAATTTATCTAAATCTGGTAATGAACTAAGTCCTTCTCTAACTATGATCTGATCAGATTTAGATTCTAAATATCTGTAAAGGGCTTCATCTTTATTTTTACAGATAATATAACAAGTAGCAAAAGTCCCCTTACCTTGTGACATCAGAGCAATTAAATTAGTTACGAAACAGGTTTTGCCACTGCCTGAGGGGGCACATACAATTGCCCTAAATGGTATTTCAAAGCCATGTAAATCAATATTCGGATTTAAGGGTTTTTTATCTAAAAATCTTATAACATCAGATTTTTCATACATATTAATCACGCTCATATTTTATATATAATATTAATATTAAATTTTTATAACGAAGTAACGCAATTTTTTTATAGAAATTTATTAGTTTAATATATCTAAAAATAAAAATATTTATATATATAAACTATGAGTTCATACAATCCACCAACAGAAGATTTACCAATATTTAATTCATTATTATTTAATCAACCTGAGGAAACGCTTTCACAGGCAGAGGCAGATTTACTTTATTTAAGCAAAACAAAGACGGATACATCAACTGCCCCGCAGACGACATTTAATGGAGGAGTAAATGTAGTTGGAAATATAACAGGTTCTAGTTTAATACAAAGCAATACTACAACTGCCTCAACAAACTCAATATATAATAATTTATTTACAGGTTCAACATTAACAATAGGAACAAACAACAGCACCAACACGATAAATGGAACTACTACATTCCCACATAGAACCATTTTTGGAACAGATGGAGTTAGCACAACTCCAGCAATTTTTAGAACGGATTTAAGAATATTTGATATAGCATCTCCTTATACAAATTTAGGTCAAATATACGCAAATTCAAATACGCTATATTATGGGATAAACGGCGGAGCAACAACCGCATCTTTTCATAGTTTCTCGGCGTTTAATAACGCAAATGTGTCAAGACAAACATTTAAAGTAGGATACGATGCTGTTGAAATAATTGATGGAGTAAATTTAAACGCAAGACAAATAGTATCAACTACACCTGCTTCCGCAAGTCATACCCTCTTTACAAATATGACAGCAGGAGGCGTTCTCACGATAGGAAATTCCGCATCAACCAACACGATAAATGGAAATACTACGATGACAAATGACCTTACTATTAGTGGTAATGTAACTATAAATGGAACATCAGGATTAAATGTGACCCCAATTAGCACACGAAATATATTCGCAACTACCCCCTCAGCAGGTGGAAATCTTTTTAATAATGTTACGGTAGGAGGATTAATAGGGATTGGGTCAGTTGATAGCACAAATACTATTAGAGGAGTATCCACATTCACTCAAAATTTAACTTGTAGTGGTCTTTTAAACGCAACCTCAATAAAATCGGCAACCCCAGCAGGAGCAAATGTGATATTTGATAATATGACAAGTGGCGGAACAATTAGTTTTGGTTCAATTTTTACAAATACGACTTTTTCAGGGCAAATTACACCAGGTTCAATATATACACGATACATAAAATCTGCTACGGTTAATTCGACAAATGTTATTTTTGATAATATGATAACAGGAGGAAATATTGTGTTTGGTGGAGCATTATCAACTAATTCTTTTTTTGGAGCATCTACATTTTCACAAGCAGTAACTTTTAATACAAATATAAGTCATAACTCATCAAGTTATACATTCCCTTTTGCGTCAGCAACTAATCAAGGATACTATTTAAAAACAACTGGGACAGCGACCTCAGTCACAACGGCAACCCCTACGAGCATTGTAACCACAGCGTCTATTCCAGTTGGCGTTTGGCGTATTGATTTTAGCGTTCAAAATGTAGTAGGAGCAGCAGGAGCAGGAACTATTAGTTCGGCCCAAAGTTATATTTCAAATACTTTAAATGGAAATATTGGAACTGCTGTTAGTTTTACAGGTTCAATTGTTCGTTCTCATGTATCAGAGGTTTATGCGAATAACGATGTTCAAGTAATAACGAGTTCATTGACTTATCAGCAGTCAAGCGCAGGAGTATTATATTTAAATATTGTTAGAAGTTATGCGACTGGGACATATAGTTTTACAGGAGAAATTGCTATTACGAGATTAAGTTAGGTCTCAGGGGTTCAACGACGCAGTCAGGACTTTAGGTCCCCGCAAAATATATTCTTTATATATAGTATTATGAATGATATACAAACATTTTTATCGGTGATATTAGTTCCAGCAATAGGTAGTTTTATGCTATATTTATACAAAAGTAAATGTCAAAGTGTTAATTTATGCTTTGGTTGTATAAATATAGCGAGAGATGTTCGTGAAGAAGAAAGACTTGATATGAATAATAGAACAACAAATAATTTAGAAATTACTGCATCGGTTTAAGCGAAGCTACCTTTGGTTTAAGCGAAGCTGCAAACGCCAGTTACCCTTGGACCTTTGGTTAAGCGAAGCTGCAAACGCCAGTTACCCTTGGACCTTTGGTTAATTGTATTTAATTAATTTCGTTTAATTATTATTTAAAAAAAATAATATCAATATATATAAATGGCGTTAACTAGCAAAAGTCCCACTAAATCTTCGGCTGCTGAAAAAAAGGTTAAGGCATCTCGCAAAGTAAAATCTAATGTTGTAGCTCCAGTACAACAAGAAGAAGTTAAGGAGGTTTTAGAACCAGTTTTAGAACCAGTTTTAGAACCAGTTTTAGAACCAGTTTTAGAACCAGTTTTAGAAGTTCAAGAAGTTCAAGAAGTTCAAGAACTTAAGGAAGAAGCTTTAGAAGTTCCATGTATTCTTTTCGAGGAAGGTGCTAATGGCCCAGCACATCATTTAGAAGAAGTATCGTGTCCGGTTCCTTGTGATGATGAACCGCCAGTTTTACTAAAAAAAAGTGTTAAATCTAAACCACTTGTCGATGAAGCAGGAAACTATTTGAATCCATTAACGAATCGTTATGTGAAGTTCGGATCAAATAATTTTAAGAAATTGCTCTCTGCAGGTATCATTAAGCCAAGAGAATTAGATATTTAAGTGAAATTTAAGCGAAGCTGCAAACGCCAGTTACCCTTGGACCTTTGGTTTAAGCGAAGCTGCAAACGCCAGTTACCCTTGGACCTTTGGTTTAATTATTGCGTATAATTTATATTATTTTTTAATCTAAATTATATATATAAATATGACTGGATTTAGTAAATCTGATTTTGAAAATGATGAGGTTCGGTTAAAGTTATTAAGTATTATTAATGATAAATTACATTTTGATGTATTAAAAAAATTTAGTAATTTGAATAAACGACAAAAAGTATATTTCAATGAGAAAATGAATGAATATCTAAGGCAACTACCTGAGGACAATTATTTAGACGTTATTAATAAGGATTTTAATACAATAATGTCTGATGTATTTACGTCTAACGATTTTAAAGCAGATTTATACCAAGTTCCAAAACATAATAGAACTCCAATTGAGGTTGGAAAAGATGAAAATGTAGAAGAAATAATAGCTAAATTTGAATCTATTAGTGTATAAAATACTATTTATTGAATAATGCGTTTTGTTGAGCTGGTGACATTAAATTGCGATTTAATAAAAAATCTGGATTCGGCGAAAGCAATGGTGAAGGAATATTATTATCTCTTGCTAATAACTTTCCACCAGCAAAAATACCTGAACCTGATTTAATGCTACTGCCAAGTCCAAACCCAATCAGTCCCCTTTGAGTTTGCGATACATCTGCCATTTTGGTACGATATAACTCATGAGGATTGATATATAGCGGATCATCTTCCGCAACATCTTCATATCTAATTGGTTCTTGTTGCTCTTGGATAATTTGTGCTTGCTGAATAGTTCGTGGTCTTTTACCAAAATTTTCTATATAATTTCCTGCCATAGCAGAAGCGGCTAAGCCACCAGTTAGAATAAACGGAGCTAGTTCAGGCTGTAACGCTGATGCTGTCCCTGCGAGACCCATGATTCCAGTTTGAACCATCTCAGTTAAATAAGGTTTTGCAACATCTTTGATAAACATATTACCTTCTTTAATTGCGGTCTTTTTAAGTTGTCTACCTGTTTGCCTTAGTTCTTCATTAATCTTTTTCTTGGCACTTCTTGCGGTTTGTCTAATTTCAGTTTCAAGTGCTTTTTTACCACGATTATACAAATCTGTCAAACCCTTGCCTTGTATCTCATTAGGTTTAAGGGTGTACCCTTTGCCTTTTCTAAATGAACTTTTAATTTTCTTAATAGCATCAGCACTTGTGATAGTAACTGGGAAATCACCCTCTACGATTCTAAATCCTTTGC